TCCCAATCCCCAACCAACAGCTCCAAAGGTATTTTTATAAACTAGATATGCCATAAGTAAGGCTTTTCCTACTGCATCAACAACAGCGGCAAACGCTTGCCAAGCTTCAATAGGCAACAACGTTTCTTTCCCTTCTATTGCATCATAAAAATCAATAAATCCCGCACTTAATAATGTCACTATAATCAAAGCTTTGGCAAATGGGCCTCCTGCCGCAAATGCCACAGCAATAGCTCCAAGTATTCCTCCGGCAAGCAACTTCTCTTTATCTTCTTGGCTTAGTAAATCCCAAAGCTTTTTGAAATTATCATATAAATCTTTTATTGGCTGCAATACTCCTTTTTTGCCAAATTCCAAAAAGATATTTACAAAATCGGCAACCTTTGCAGTCCATATAGGCATCTGTTCCATAATATTTTTATTCAGATCATGCATCCAAGTTTGAAAATCTTTTATTTCCCCCTTGTTCAATCTAAATAAGTGATAGGTTATCCATTCCATGGAAAGCTTTGCTTCATTCTTAACCCTTGTCCACTGAAAACCTATATCCCGTAGATCTTTTAAATTCTGTTTAAACCCAAGCTGGTCAGGTATTTTCATTGCCTTAACATCATCACGTAATTGAAAATACTGATTTCTTAACTCCTCGTTCCAAGCAATTTCATTTAACGATTTACCAAGAGCATCTGTTGCCAGCTTAAACTCTTTTGCTGTTTCCGCCGACATGTACATTCTCTGAGAGAATAACTGATAGTCCATATCAACATCGGCTACACTAGCTGCCATCGCTACTACAGCCGAACTGATAGAACCAAGTGTGGCAACTATTTTAAGACCTGCCTTAGTATAATTGCCAGCCATTCCTGCAGTATGAGATTCAATAGTTGATGTTAACTTTTTAAGCGTAGAAGTGAACTGATTCAGCTCTGAATTTTCTATCTGAAATCCCAGCCTCACTAAATAACTTTTTAAGACATTGCTATCCATTTCTACCCCTCAAGCTCTCAACATATTCTTTCATTCGCTCTTCATTTTCCAGTTTAACTTGCCTCATCTCATGCCAATCAAGTAAATCGCTAAATTTATATGTCCCATCATAAACTTCATGCTGCTTCCAATCTCCCGCCATAACAGGAGCGTAAGCAAACATATCTACTCTTTGGCATCTGACTGGGGCAAATCCTTGAACGCCGACATTAGATCGTTCAAAGCCCCTCCCTGAAAAAAATCAGTTAAATTAAATTTTAAAACTTGAATTGTAAGATTTAAAATTGTAGCTATATCTGTTTGTATTTCCTCCGAAACTCCCCACCTACCATCAGGAAGAACAACAGCAACAGGCAATATGTTCTGTCCGGCCTGTTGTATCTCAAAGCACACTTTCAAACATTCTGTTTGAATATCAAGAAATGTGCTTTTTTCCATTATTCCCCGATTTGATGGAAGGTTGGAGAGTCCGGAGTCCACACCCATAGGGGCGACTTGTAAAAGAATTATGGAAGCAATATAACTTCCAGTCCTAGCGTCCAATCTTCCTATACGCCACTTCTTGCCTCTAATTTCAATATCTTTAAAACTCTCTCGCTTTGTTACCGTTTCCATATAAAATCTCCTTTTAAGATTTATTATGCACTAATCGACTGAATATCGGCTGCCATTAAAACCCACTCAACCATGCCGCCTGCTTTGGTATATGTCTTATCAGGAACTTTCTGAAATGACATACCTGTAATCAAATGGGCAGTGCCGTCAGAAGTATTCCTTAAAGTGGCCGCAATTCCTGCCCATTCATCGGTATCGGCAAGGTATAAAGCATTATAAGCAGCCAAAAGCCACTTGTGAATTTCACTTGTCTGCTGGCACTGAACAGCAATTTGGCCAGTATGTCCTGCCATCTTGCTGACCATTACTTGCCCATCAGCTGCTATATTGTGCTCGGTTTTGTTCTCTGCAAGAGAAACAACCACCTGGCCAACACCTTTGCCGGTAAAGACATAAGCCCCTAAACTCTGATGAGCCAATGCGCCTGACAAATCCAAAAAACTATAAGTCGTAGGTTCCATCTTTTTCCTCCTAACTAATTAATCCACTCAACTTATCTACAATACTCTTTCCAAATGTTGTTGGTCCCGGCGATTCCGAAACAATAGAAGCAGCCAAAAGATTCCAAGCTACCATTTCCCCTTTAGAAGCATAAATTTTATCGGGGACTTTCTCAAATGATATACCTTTAATCGAGTGGCTTGTTCCATCTGTTATATTCCTAAGTATCGCCGTCATCTTTGCCCATTCCTGAGCGTCGCTTTGATAAACTAAATTGTATGTCTGCAATAACCATTTATGAATATTGCTGGTTTGTTGACATTGAATTTGCAGTTGTCCATTATTGCCTTTTATCTTGGTCACAATGGTAATTCCATCGGTAGATAAAATATGCTCCGTTTGAACTGTAGCCATAGACACCAATACTTGTCCAACGCCTTGGCCAGTAAATACATAAGAGCCGACCAACGGATGCGCAATTGCTCCAGACAAATCAAGAAAACTGTAAAGTGTATAATCAAACAAACCTAACATACAATCTTACCTATTCACGTAAACCCCAATCAAAATGGAATGAACTGCGCCGGCCTCTTTAATAGCTACATAAAGAGGAACAGACTTTCTTAATTCCCTATCGGCTTGTGACTGAGTTGAAACCGCTTCAGCCTGAACCAAATAACCTTTAGGCAATGGATCGTCAGTACTTAAATTAAGAATGTTTGCGCCGGTCCATGTGCCAGGAGCCAAAAATCCAATTCTTACCGATTCATCACAAGCTTCATTGCAAGCTTGTATCAACTGGGTTACACCGGCATCAGTTTGAGGAATCTTCGGATTTTGATAAAGAAGATCCATAAGAGTAAGCTGCAAATTATTTACCAGCATATCTAAATTCATTTTCTCATCAAAGAAAGTTCCGTCTGCCATCTTGCCTTGTTCAAAGATAGTATAATAATTGGCATATTCAAGATAAACATTTCCATTATTACCTTCAATGATTGTGATTTGCGAAGATGACAGAGGTTCAACAGCAATTCCAGTTTCCTGCTTAAACTTCAAGGTAAACGCTGAATTTGCCAAGCCAGAATTCTGGCCGCAAGCATATCCAACAATCGCCATAATAGCATAAATATTATTTGGATACGCACCGCTCTGAGTAGTGGCATACTGGCCAATCGACCGACTGTAATCCAAAGATTTAAGATATGTAAAAATATCCGGAGGAGAAGCAACTCCAGTTAGGCAATCAGCATCACTTGTGGTATACGCATATATACTTGCCGGTGTTACACTTTCAATATATGCTGCACAAGCAATATGATCGGCATAAGCCGCTGCTGGAATCACTGCAATATACCATTCCGAACTTTTCTCTCTGCAAGCTTGAAGAGCCTCAACACAAGACTCTCCAACTCCCTGCCTTCCAATCCACAATTTATCAGGTGCTGGTGACTGAGAAAAGTATATGGAAGCTGCAATATATTCAGGATCTGTCAGAGTGAAATCATCCAGAACTTCTGTTGCGCTTTCATACAATCTCAATCTTTCAGCTGTCTGTATGACATTGGTCGAGCCTATAATCAGAGCCTGATTAAACGTAGACCTGGCTGCTGCTAAAGGGCTTACCAATACCTGAATGTCTACAATACTGTCTAAAGATCGCGTAGTTGTCATTTTTGTACCTCACTTATTTTATTCTTCAACAACAATATCAGCCCTAACACCGCTATGATCAACAACAATAATCTCAGCGGATTCAAGATAGGGCACAGTTTCATTGACCACAATAGCTTCATTAAACTTTATGGTCAAGTCCGCTCTTTCGTACCACAAACCCTGCCAAAGTTCTGGCACTCTCTTTGGCGGTTCAAAGTTTGGCACCATATAAATATTTTTTCTTGCCAAAGTGTCATGATGTTCTTGATAAAATATTTTATTTCTGACCGAAATAGCATTATTCCAAGATTGGGCTCCATAAAATATCCAATTAACCATAAGATTTCTTGTGTATCTCGTGGCCATATTTGGGGTTGATGGAGAACCAACCTGAGAATACTTTTCATCCCTTTCTATAGTCAGAATTCCTGGTACATCATAAACCTTTAAAAATGTAACATTATCATTAACTCCGAATGCTGGTGCTCCTTGAGTCGGCCATGAATGCCGCACATCAGGAGTCCCACCAATCAGGGAGACTGTAAGATCATAAAATAAATCTTCAATCTCTGTTAATGTTAAAATTGTATCGGCCATTATGCACCCGTTATTCGTTCTCCCGAAGCTTTATAATAACCATAATCGACGTTCGGAACAACATTAAATATTTTATAATAGTCACCACGCCAGAATATTTTATCAGAAATTCCCGGAGATGAACCTATTCTTGTAACATAAATAGGCAGTGTAGAATGAAAGTTCATTGCTGCTTTTATTCTGTCTCCTTCAGGAAGCTGATTTAACTCTCTGGCACTCATTACAGTTACAACACCAAGTATTGTTATCTGTGTTGGTGTTCCTTCTGTCCATCTGCCTTTCACAAATGATCCATTACTTCTGTAAACGGTAAATTCTTGTGCAAAGTCAGGGTCTTCTACTATTTCACTTACATCAATCATTTGCCTTCCTTTACCACATAAGTAATGGCCGATCTCATTGCACCGGTATCAATCAATGGAGTATCCAATCCCACCATTGATTCTCCTGCCGATAATCTCCGCTTATATTCTTCTGCTGCTTTCTCACCTCTTTTGCCCGCCATTTTACGTATTTTAGCTAAAATAGTCGCGGCTTGATTCGGAGGCCAACCATTTCTAGGGTCTGTAAACCAACGCTGACAAATACCTTGTGCCAACCTGCCTACATTATTTAACATGGTAATAAATCCTGCTTTATTCCCATCCAACCCTAATCTTGCAGCATTCATTAATCCGGCAGAAATTCTTAATCTATTATCATCAGCTTCTATAGCCGGTTCAAGAACAGGTCTTGCAGGAAGACCTCGAACCGGGCTACCCTTTGTATGAATCATAAGCAATTGAGCATTATTAATCCCACCATCTTCTCTATCAGCATTCTCTGCGGGAATACCAACATACACAGGAGCTTTATCAAGTTCTTTTAAAATCTTATCAAGAACTTTAGTCTGATCGAATGTGGTTTTAACAGTTGCTTTGCCTTTAATCATACAAACTCGCTACATCTACACTGGCTGTTAGTAATTGTAAACCACCAATTCCTTTTATACGCGCCAGCCTTAATAATTCTCTACCATATCTTGTTAGATTATAATTACCTCCATCATTTTCAACTATGGCACCATTATCATAACTAACAGATACACCATCAACACCCTTGCTAGAAATTAAACCCGTTCCTCTGGAAACATCCAGTCCCTTATTGGCAGCAGCTACCGCTTGAGCAGATAAGGCAATATTATGTGCCACAAAAAGATATTTTCCATGAGTTGCCAAAGTTCCCCATCTGCTTATGTTGAACTGGAGGTCTGCAACAGCAGCCCAGTACTCCATAGTTTCTGGAGAATATTTGTTTTCATCTGCAAACTCCGGGAAAGCTTTTGTAAATGCACAAACATCAAACGACATAAATTACCTTCTCTTTCTTCTTTTAAGAGGAGCAGCCACTTTTTCGGGTTCTTGTTCTACAAGTTTTTTATTTTTAGCTATAATGGTTTCAACATCTTCAACTTCGGTTTCGATTTGCACAATAGGCTTTACCAACACCACTGGCTTAGCCTCTGTTTTCTTAACTTCCATTACTACCGGCTTGGTTTTCGCTTTCTTGACCTCTGTTACAAGGTTGGAAAGAATATTTGCCACTGGCACTGTGCTTTTTCTCGGCTTCGGTACTTCATCTTTTACAATAACCGCACCTCCATTAGCTATTAATCCTTGAATAAACCAATGATCAATAACCTTTTCGTCTCTTTCATAAATACCAGGAGGCAAATTTTCCTTCTTTCCCTCTACGGTCAAAATAGCAACCGGAACATTGAACTTAATTTTTACCAACATAATATTCTCCTTTTTAAGTTTATTTGTTGGAACTCATATACCGTCCGCATATCTCAGAGTTTCTGGGTAGACCACTTCCACAACACCCAGCTTACCGAAGTAAGTGGTGATGTGATAAATGCTGCGATATTCCAGCGGCGTTCTCTGTAACGGAACCAACGGGAAACGAACACGGTTCTTATCTTGCGTATAAACTACCATACGATCGGTAGCGGCAGAAGGAGAACCAACAGCAACACCACGGCCAACCAACCACTTGCACGGCTGAATGTCAAGCTTTTTGCCATTGACGCTCAAGGAAATGCAGTTATCTTCCAAGAACTTCAGAATGGAAATATTACCGGCAGTGCTTACTTTCTGGCTGGTAATATAAGCAAACTGAGCAGGCGGAAGCAAAAGCTTTCCGGGGCATACAGCATAACCGGCAGCAGCCCATGCATCAGAAATGAGATCATTCACATCATTCAGAATTTCATCCGGTGTTGCGTTATTGATCCAAGTCGTCCCGCCAGCCGTCTTTGTCGCAACAAAACCAGTGGTTACAGATGTATTATTAAGAAGCCCATATTTAGCAACAGAAGTGTCGCCAATATAAACCATCTCATCAATATCCATCTGCCACTTTAACTGCATACCCTGATATTTCTGAGCATCAACCGGACGTCCTGCCTGTTGTGCAGACATTAACTCGGGGATGGTATAAGAAACTTCCATGCCCCACAGGAACAACGGATTCGAACTCTTACCAATGTCCAAACCAACACCGGGAATTGCATTGGAATTTTTACCAATAAAGTTTTTACCACTTGACTGGAAACCGCCCGCTGCCGCAAAGGTCGAATTGGTGAAACTCGAAGCATCATCGGCAATAGAAACATCTTCTCTCAAGTCAATATCTCTGCCCCAAGTAACAGCTACAAGAGGTTCATGTAGCGTCTGATCAAGTCTTTCCAACTCACCAATCAGAAAGACTCCAGTACTATCAATCGTCATTTTATCGTATGTAATCATCTTTTTCCTCCTAAATTAAAAATCAACATTGTTTACAGGTTATAGGAAATTTCTACATTTCCATTAGAATCCGCTTCACCCATGAACTTCGCATTAGTAATTTCAAAGCAATCACCACCGTCAGAAGCACACTCAAGACCACCAATCGGCTGAGCGGTAGGGTCGGAAGCCGCTATCGTGCGAACATAAACAGAAGCATTCTTTGCCGGAGTTCCATTCTGTACTTTTACCGTCATATAACCTCGCCGCAAAACATCAAACGGAAGGTTAGTAGGCGGCGTAGCCGTTGCAAGAGCTTCACTTGTTGAGGTCTGAATAGGATACGGACGAACACCAAATCCGTAAATATCACCAATAACATCGTCAGTAGTAATCGGCCGAATTTCACCACTTACCATTTTTACCGGCTCACCATAACGAAGCACGGGATAATCAGTATCCATCACCTGAGCTTCAATGTCAGCGTGCTCCCTTCTTGTTACATCACCCGCAATACCAGCAGGCATTCTGTAAATAAAAGCATTACTCATTGTTTATTCCTCCTAATTCTTATTAAGTTATTTTTTTGCGTAGAAAGCTCTGTTACGAGCATTAATTTCTGCCGCCTTACTGCCGCCTTGTTTAAAATAATCCGTTGTGGTAACGGTTTTCTTCTGAACTTTGGAATCTCTGGCCGCGCCAATCAATTTGCTTGCAGCTAAAAACAAACCAGACAATTCCTCGTCTTTAAGAGCATCCAAAGCCTTGCCCTTCAAAAGACTTTTCACAATTGGTGCATGATCCGAAGTAAGTGCATTTTTTAATACCGTTTTCTTCAGAGTCTTAAAGTACTGAGGGGCTGCATCTTTT